TCTCCAAATCAAGAAGAGCTGTCGAACTCTTACTTGAAGCTCGACTCCCTTCTTTCGAATAGATTTGCATCTGCTTCCAAGTGTTAGTCGTGCCTTTAACATTGTATTCGCCATTCAAAATGGTCCAATCTTGTGGACTACTATCGCCTTGACTATATTGCCAAAAACTTCTTGAAAAGTCATAGTCTTCAGCATAATTCCGCCCACCGACCTTCATCTTCGAAAATTCCTCACGAATTTTCCCGGCTTCAGATATAACTAAAGTCTTATCTGCCTTGTCTTTTGTTGCATTCAAGATTTCCTGACGAATCGAACCAGCACGCACTTCAAATTCAGCCAGACTCAACTTCTGATTTAGCTTGTTCTGCGTGTTTGTTTCAAGGCTCTTCACAGATTGCCTAATATTTTCAGCAGTCACATTGAGTGAGCTGATATCCGCTTTGGTTCTGAGACCTTCAGTCAGACGACTCACACCAGCATCAAGTGCATCAGCGCGCTGTCTGAAATTAGATTCGACTACTGAGACACGGTCTCCTTGATTTTTATGCGCAATCTGCACACTCGCTATCTTACTAGTCAGCTCTTCGGCTGTCTGCGTGAGTTCTGACTTGCTTGCCTTGCCATTAGCTAAGTTGGTCAGCTCTGACAGTCTGCGAGTCGTCGTCTCCTCATACGTCGCTTGCGCTGACTTCACACCAGCCAGTTCTTTTTTGGTCTGGATAAGTGCTTCAACTTGCTTGTAAATCTCAGCTTCAGCCTGCGCTTGTTTCGGCCGGATATCATTCGCGACCGTCCGTTTCAGAGCATCCAAATCGCCTGACAAAGCCGTTTGAGCGCTCGTAGCCTGTCTCTTAAATTCTTCAAGTTTGGCAACAGAATCCAACCCAATCCGCTTGGCTTCCTGTGCAAGCAGGGTACTTGCGCCAGCGTTTTGTAAGGCTTCTATAGCCTTGCGCTTGATTTCTTGTAATGGACCATTTTCAAAACTGTCGAAACGCTGATTGATAGTGTCAGACAGTTCTCTTTTAACTTCTTCAGCTTTAGCTCTAGCAAGTTCGATACCGTCCAAAATTTCCTGTCTCAACAATCCAGCTTGATGATCAAAACCTAAGTCAGCATTTTGAAGGGCCATTTCTAGGGCGATTTCTTGAGCTGATTCTGTCACACCAAGGATTGCATCAGCTGCGCTAGATAGCCCACCAGAAGCTCTAGAACCACCAGTGCCTGCCTTATCATCGAAAGTCAGAGAGAGGTACTCTTCTTTCAAAGCATCGAACTCATAAGCGATAGCTTTCTTGAATGAATCGACATTGTGTTTCCAACTCTTGAGATTGACTGTATCACCCATGTGAACAACTTGCCCATCAAGTTCATAGGCTTCAATTTTGATAGCATCAGAGACCTTGTCAATGCCTTGATTTGTAAATTTAGCCTGTGCCCACTTCTGCAACTCTTCAACGCTCTTTGCGTTGTTGTTCTCATACTCTTTTTCATTGATATAAGGGTAAGAGTTGATAAGAGGACTATCAACAGTCACTCTGATGGTCGTTTCCTTTTCAGCACCTTCAGGTTTAAAAGTCGATTTGGCATGGATTCTTGTGACAACATTCTGACTGTTTTTTGTACGTTGGTAGTCCTTCAGATTTTTGTGTGTTGTGATAACAACACCACGATTCTCACCTCGACTTTTCTTGATAGTCATCGCAAAGTTATCGCGAACCAGCTCGCCTTCCCATGTCCCGACGATACTGTGCTTACCGTCCAGTAATACAGAGTAGAGAGTTTCTGTTTCAGTCGTATTGAAGGTCCTACGATCCTGGATATCGCTATTGAAAGAAAAATCACCCAAAGCAGTTTTGGTGTTTTGAACCATGCGAGAAAGAGCCATGCCACAGCTCTGACTAGTCACGCTCATTGGTGTGATAGAACGTTGCATCACATCGTCTGAGATGTGATAGGCTGTGATTTCCAGATGGTCATTATGTTCAATGGGTTTCTTGATGCGAAATAGCTGCGCTCCTAAAACAGGAGTCGGAGCTTTTATCAACATATCTTCTTGAATAAGTTGATAAATACCAGAGTCAGAAATAGGATATTTCACAGTTAAGGTGAAATCGCCATTCATGGTCTCTTTAACAATCGCAGAAGTAGCTTCATGAAGTGGCTCCCCGTTCCAACGCACGGTTCTTACATCTTTATCAAGTAAATAAAGCAATTATGCCCACCCCCAAACCGTCTCGATTTCAAGCGATTGAATACCTGAGCCTAGAACAACCCCAACATTCTTCACTTTCGCTGGATCAACTGTGATAAAATCCCCTGACCATTTCACTGGCTTCCCTGTTGTCGTTTTAAAGCTAGGGTTGTCAGGATTATTGACCATCACAAGTGATTCAGTAAGCCTTTCAAGACGAATGACCTGACCAGCGATTGTAAATGAAGTCCCAGAAGCACTCTGGCCAACGATTGTGATTTTAGGAAATGCAAGAGCAGAACCTTGAACGGTCAAGGTCCCACTTCTTGTCAATCTCTGTGTATCGGTGCCTTTAAAGTATTTTGTAGGATGGCAAGTGAAGGTTGCTTTAGTCATGTAAAGACCAGGTTGCACTTCTTCAAGGTCACTCACATTGACCTTATAGCACCAAAGACGAGTTGTTTTGACTCGCTCACTCTCTAGCCAGAACTTCTCACGGATAAACAGACTCATAAATTGATTCATCTGCTCTTCGGTAGGTTTTACTAGGTATATCGTATAAGTTTTCTTGACCAGTTCCCTATGCTTGTTTGTCTGAACGATTGCTCCACTGATACCACCATGCTCCAAGAGAGCTGTCTTGCTCTCTCCTAAAGCAATTGAGGGAGAATCATGGACAATGACCTTAAAAGGAAAAGACGATGTTCTCACACCGTCAATCACAAGCTCATTATGCTTTATCATGTAAACCCTCCTCTCAATTGTGTCTTCCGTTGCAATTCGTCAGCAATCCTCTGCGCTACCTCATCAGCAATCCGAATGATGTCAGCTTCTTCTCTGATAGTATTGCCACTAATGGTAATGTTGATGGTCGGTGAAGTTCCACCCATTGTCTGAGCAATACCTCGACCGATAGCACCAAGTGTTTTATCATTGAGTGGTAATACTGCTTCATTCCCAGCTTCACCACCAACCATGAGGTTATTGCCATTCATTCCAAATATAGTTGGTTTCGTCATGATACCGCCCTTGGCATACCATTCGATTCCGATACTTGGAACACCTTGACTCAACCAATCTAATGGATTGGCTGAACCGCTAACAGAGAAGTGAGGTAGTGGGATATGTGGCCAGCTAATGCTGAAGTTGAACAATCCCTTGATAGCTTCAATAGCTGAAGATACAGCATCTTTTGCCCCATTGATAGCACCTGAAATAGTACTCTTAATAGCTGAAAAAATAGTCTGAACAATGCTTTGAATAGCTTGCCATACAGTAGAGAATACTCCCTTGATAGTTTCCCAAGCGCCTGACCAATCACCAGTAATGATCTGCATAACTGCTTGGATAATACCAAGGACAACATTGATTGCAGTTTCAACAACGGTCTTGATGATTTCCCAAGCTGTTGTAATGATCAGTTGAATGTTGTCCCAGCCAGCTTGGAGCAAGGGGCCAAGTATATCCAGTATTGTACTGATGACCGTATAAATGGCATTCCAGACGGTCTCAGCACTTGTCCTAATGAGTTCCTGGTTCTCCATCCACCAAGCCACAACCGTCCCGAATATACTCATGATGAAATCAGAGATTTCTGAAACAACTGTATTGATAACGGCTAGTATAGCATTCCAGATAGTCGTGACCGCTTCTCTGAAGCCTTCGTTAGTTTCCCAGAGGTATTTCACAATAGCAACAATCGCTGCTATGGCCACTACAACTCCTGAAATAATTCCAATGATTGGTAATGCTGCTGCAATCATTGCGCCAAATGAGGACATAAACACAGCTTGTAGGGTTAAGAATATGGGGGCTAAGGCTCCTACAATTGTCAAAACCACACCTAAGATGACAATGAAATCTTTTACTGGATCAGGTAAGGAATTAAACAGCTCAGCTACACCTTTCACAATCGTTGCCAAGGTTTGGAAAACAGGGATCATCATTTCCAGAAGAGGTTGACCAATAGCAGATAATGCATTGGTCCCAGCTTGTTTCAGATTCCCCATAACGTTTTCTAGGCCGTCTGATTCTCTTGCAGCCTGTCCAAGAGCTCCTGAGAGTTTATTTCCATCTTCGACCATCTGAAGCAATGTCAATTGCTTCTGCGCTTCGCTCAAGTCCTTGAATGACTTTCCGTACAATTTATTTGCAGCTGCATTCCTAGTTGTCTCTGTCGCAGAGATTCCAAGAGCGGCATCGTTAGCAAAGTTTCCCTTCAAAAAAGATTGTAAGCTCTCTGTCACGCTCTCAATAGATTTGTCATAGAAGGCTGCACCGTCTGCTGCTGCCCTAGTTGCACGAGAAGTAAGATCCAAAGCTTCTGCTGTATCCAATCCTGAAGTTTTGGCAAATGAAGCCATCTGAGTGAATGATCCTTGCAATCGCTCTGGGACAATATCCATTTCCTGACCAATAGCATTCAACGCTTCTCTTGCTTGGGTTTCCATATCTCCGAAAACGGTAGTAAATTGAGCATTACTAGCTTGCATTTGAGCAGCTGCTTCTAACGCTTCTTTTCCTACTTCCACAAGCTTTTCTGAAATAGCACTCAACTTCTCACTAAACTGTTGAAGTAGTTCTGCTCTTAAATTTCTTGAGATTTCACTTAAACTTTCTTGAGTGCTATCAGCAGCAGACTTTGTTCCCTTCATCTCATCATTGAGATGATTAAAAGCTGTCTTAGCCTGATTTAGCTCAGCTTCCATCTTGTTGGCTTGTGTGGAGTTCTCACCAAATTCTTTTTTAGTGATTTCCAATTGCTGTTCTAGATTTGAAATCTGTTTACTTACAATCTCAGACTGGGCACCAATCTTTTTCTGGGCAAGAGCATTTCTCTCAGCTTCGCTAGCATTTGAACCTAAAGCACTTTCTTGCAGTTTGAATGAGCTTGTCACCTTAGTCATCTCTGAAGCAAGTTGACTCTGTTCATTCTGCAATTCTTTCAGTTGCGTTTGGTTGCTTTTAGTTGCATTCCCATTCTCAGCAAGTGCCTGATTTACGTTTGCTAGTTTTCCTTCATAGCCCTTCAGGACATTTTGGGTTACTTCGACTTCACGTTGAAAAGCACGGTATTGATCAGCGCCGATATTCCCATTTTTGAACTGCTGTTCCACCTGAGACTGAGCTTGTCTCAAAGTTTCCAGTTTCTCCTTGGTCGTAGCAACTTGCTTCTGCAAAACTTCTTGCTTCTGAGTTAGGAGCGTTACGTTCCCTGTATCAAACTTCAAGGCCTTGTCAATCTGTCTCAACTCCTGACTTGCATCATTAGCAGCCTTATTGACATTTTTCAGCGCCTTCTGTAAAGGTTGCGTGTCGCCATCGATTTCAATTTTGATACCTTTGATATTTCCTGCCATATTTCCTCCTTTCATAAAAAATAGAAAAGCGCTGAGAGAACTTCTACCACTGATAATGCAGTCAGACCAACGAACTTGGTCTCAGAATCGCTCTCTCAGCACTCATTTCTTCTTTAAAAACTGTCAAAATCAGCTTGCGTTGCCTTCCGTTCGCCACCTTTGTCCTCGCTCCGCAGATTTACATAATCCGTCTGATAATCCAGAGCCATTCCGATTGAGATGTGCTTTAGATCATCGATAGACAGACCAGTTTCTTTACAGCATGACAGATAAGACTCTACTGTGAAGATTTCTTCGCTAGCTGATTCTGATTCATCTGGTGCTTTTTTGTCGTCATGCTCGCATTCAGCATTTCCATCAACACAGGACCAACTTCCTGAATCGGAAAGACTTCCATTTCCATGAAAAATTGTTCATAAGGCTTGATATGAGGATTTGCAGATTTAGCAAAGGTCCAAAAAAGACGGTTGAAAAAGGTCATGTCAAAATCTGACAACATCGAAACGTCAATATCAGTTGCTGTCAACTCTTTGTCAGTTTCCAGCTTGTTCAATTCATTCATGAATGATTGATTTTTCAACATTGAAAACAAATCTTGAAAATAATCTTTCCCAAATTGTTGCTTGTAGGCAATAGGAGTATAGCCATTAGTGCCTAACTCATACTCCTGATCGCCAACCAAAACGATTTTGCGCATACTATTCCTCCTTAACCAACAGCAGTAGGTTCATACACTTTCTTGAACCAGTTGTCATACGCATCCTTGTTATCAGCTGATGTAATTGAACGTTTAACAACTGTGTCCAATGGACGTGGGCTAGCTTTGAAACTAAGCTCACGTTCGTTTGTTGATGTCCCGTTCTTAGTTTTTGAACCAAGAGATGGGCGACTAGCAAAGCAGTAGTACATCACATAGCGAGTCTTGTTTTTGTCACCAGCAAACTCAAACATCATTGCGAACTCTGTCAAGCTCGCATCTGCTTTTTCTGTCATGACACCAGTCTGAGGATCCTTGATTTCACCGAGAATTTTTGTTGCAAATTCATCAATGATGTGTGGGATTTTAAGTTTACCCTCATATCCTTCATTTGAGTTCATAAAATGGTAATCCTTGTTGTCTGCCTTGATAGGAGTTGTTTCTCCTTTAGTATCAAGTGTCAGTTCCATTGCCCCAGGAAAACGAAAAACATCACCGTAAGTGATAACTCCATCTGCTGCAAGTGTTTTGATTGGTGCGATATGTACATTTTCTAGGCCAAAGGTTACTTTGTTTTCTTGAGTCATGTCATTCCTCCTTAGTATAGATAGACCGTATAAGACTTGACATAGAGTCTTTCAGTCTCGATAAATGTTTCTTCTTGAACATCGAAAAAGAGCTCGTGGGTTGTCCACAGCTCTTCCAGACGTTCTTCCAATTCTTCATCCTTCTGCTCAAAAGCCAGCTCAACTGTCACGCTCTTAATCTGATGATTAACCGTGTTGTCAGCTGCATTGATGGCTGGACTCGATTCATAATAGACCAGGTAAGGTAGGTCAGGAGCGTTCCCAGTTTTAAACGCTCGATATGTGACAGGCAAGTTTACCTGTTCCAAAATAGCAGCAAAGTCTGATAGCTTCATTTTCCAATCTCCTTGATACGCTTCTCAAAGTTCTGAATTGCTTTTTCTTCAGCTGGCTTGATGTGGACGATACCAGCGACACGACCACCATTTCTTGAAAGGTGCCCGTTCTCAAGTATGTGAGTAAGACTTGCAACTGCGTTGAACACAACAAAAGAGCCATTGGCCAACTTCTTCTTTTTCCAACTTCTACGATACTTTCCGTACCGTTTCGGACTTGTCTCTTTCAACTCATCCACAGTCTCATCAGCCACTTGCTCTGCAATCTTATCCACTTCTTCAGTAATCTCATCAGAGTAAGCTGCAAGCTCTTTCGCTATCAAATCCGCAAGGTCATTACTCATTTTAATACCTCTGACAAAGTCAACTCTAAAATTTCAGAATCGATAGGATAGGTTTTCAAGATGCGATATTGCTTGCCTTCAAACTTCGCAAACTCTTGATTCTCATACTCAAAATTTCGAATCTCAACGACCAAGCTCGGCTTTAAACCTGCTTGATTTGCTTGATAAAATTCAGAGCGAGTAACCCTCTTTTTGCGACATAAGAGAGTAACTTCAACATCTTCAGAGATTGGTTGTAGTAACTTATCCTTACCTATGACTTTCTTAGAGATCAGTTTGATTTCATGATTCCACATTCTTGACCTCTTTCTTTGATGCTATCTGTAAATTATGCAGTCGCCATTGAAGGTGACGTGGCATATCCACCCCACCCTCATAGCGATAAGCAGCATAGTCAACGATAAACATTTCATGGTCAGCACGCTCACCAACAAGCTCGATACCGAGGTTATCGGTCAATTCAGTGATGACACTTGAAATGATTTTTTTTAACGGCTTGTCTCTCAAGCGGGTTGAAATACCCAGCTTAAGCTTCAGCAATTCTAAAAGCTGACCTTCGTCCATGTTTACTCCTCAACTTCCTTAGCAGGCTCTTCAGCAGTTTCCTCAACTGTTTCTTCCTGCTCAACTGCGGGCTCTTCCTTAACTTCTTTTGTTTCAGGAGCTGGTTTCTTAGGTTCATCATCTCCCAAAACCTCAAGGAAGATAGAGCCAGCAGTGTTGGCACCTGTCAAAAGACCATTGGTAAAGCTATCTGTGGGCTCATATCCCTCACGAGGAAAGATATCGCCAACAGCATAGTCATGTTTTTCAGGATCAGCTAAGTCCTTGAAAGGACGGATTACTTTATAGCTCATGCGCTACCTCCTTAAGCTACAACATCAGTGTATGTTCCAAACACCCCAGCATCTTCATCAGTCTTCTTGATGTCAAAACGAAGATATGAAGCTAGATTCTTACCGAAGCGATGGTTATCTTCCCAATTCACACTCAATTGCATACGGTCAAATAATGTAAGGAAGTATTCAACATCTCCGATAAAGTACTTCATTTCCCCTTCTTGACCCAAAAGAGTGTCATCAACAGGGTAGATAGTTTTTCCAGAGAATGAATAGCCCGTTGGTGAAGTGATGTCAGGTTGAAGCATGTAGCGGCCGTCCTTGTCCTTAACTTTATCCAATGCGTTGAACATAGAGTCAGTAACAACAAGAGATTTTTTATAAACAGATGAAATCTTAGTATTTAAAATATCTTTAAGTCCATCATAACCGCTAGCATTTACAACTTTTGCAGTTTTCAGAACATCCGCAACAATTGCCAATTTTGTTTGTTCATCTTGGTCTTGGATGTCTGCTTGCATGATTCCAATAAGGTCATATTGTGCATCTTCAATCGCTTCACGAGAGATAGGAAGTTCACCACGATAAGTCTTGATTTTATAATCAACATCCGTGATTTTTGTTTTTCCTAATTCTGGATTTTCTTCAAGTTCACCAACCTCTGTCATCTTACGATTTGATTTCTTCATAACTGGATAAGTACCTGATCCACTTGTTACTTTCACAATATGGATTAGGTTAAGCAGCGGGTTCTGACGTTCAGGTGTTTTTTGTGGTTCCAAAACCTCTTTCGGAATGATCGCTCCTACATCTGTTGTTTTAACACCTGTGCGTTTTTGTCCACGAGAGCGGATGAATTCTAGTACTGCGTCACGTTGTTCCAATTTTTGTCCTCCACGATGTTCTTTGCTTGGATAAGTCGGTGCTTTGCGATTCAATTCTTCAACTTGATTTTGCAAATCTTCGATTTCTTTTTCAAGTTGTTCTTTTTCTGCCAATTTATCTTCCAATTCTTTTTGGATATCTTCCAGGTTCTTTTCAACCGCTGAAACTTCTTCATCATTTCCAGCTTGATCCAATTTCTTCGCTTCAAGTTCAGAACGCTTGTTCAATTCTTTGATTGATTCTTCAAGCTCTACCACTCTTTCTGCTTTGTTGCGCATGCGAGCGCCTAAAATCAATGATTTGTGCATAGATTAAATTTCTCCTTAATTTCTTTCTTGCGCTTGTCCAGCGCTTCACGATTGGCACGCTGTTGACTTTCAAAGTCTTTCTGTCGTGCAGCAATTTCCGTTTGCGGATAGGCTGGGAATGTGCATGGACTCACTTCAAAGATTTCTAATTCTAAGATAGTGTCCAGGTACGAACCATCTGCTTGCTCTTCCGTGTTGATTTTGATCGGGATAAAGCCAAAACTACATCCAATCACATCACCACGCTGAACACGAGCATAGGCCCCAACAGCTTGCGGATCATCCTTGTTGATGATGATATCCCCGTAAAGTCCGATTTCATCAACTCCCAAAGTGACCGTTCCATTGCCAGTTCGACCAAGCACTAAACTATCATCATGGTTAAACAATGCCCTGATGTCAGCTCCTTTGATGGCTTTTTCAACACCCTCACGTTTGATTACCTCAAAGTAACCCGGCCATAATTCAGTAACTTCATCGAACTTGATAAAGTACCCGCTCAAAATCAAATCGCCAGTTTCACTTTCTTCTCGTGTTTTGAACTGAGCAGTACGATAACTATTCCGTTTGTTCATTCTCTTCCTCACCCCCTTTCAGTTTCTTCTGGTCCCCAAGTCTGTCTTGCGGTAGATAATTTTCAAGAGCAAGGAGCTCATCCATATCAGGATCTGGTGGCATCCCAAGCCAATCTCTCCACTCGTTTCGACGCATTGCCATATTTTGCGTCATCTGTTTAGCTACTGATGACAATTCTGTAATGTCATACGAATAAAGAGAGCGAGCATTAAGTTTGAAATACCGATTGTTTGAAACTAGTAAATCTCTAGTTAAGGTCTGAGTAATTGTATTAGCAATACTCATAACTGTTGTATTGACAAAGTTGTTGTATTCTTCTTTGTCGAAACTTCCAACTCCTAAAATAAAAGCTGGAACTCCCAAAAGTCCAGCAACTGTTTTCTTGTCAATTTCAACAGATTCATTGATAGCGATATCTTTTAAGCTGAGTGGCTTAACCTGTTCTACACTCAACAAAGCATCAGGGATAATCCACGGCTCACCTGCCTGACTTGTTGTTAAGTATTTCTTAGCGACCTTGTCTCGCCCCTCTTGCGTGCCCAATTCTCCATTCGAAGAATCAACCTTAACAATCAAGCTAGGAACGTTCTTGCCATTCATAAAGCCTTTTTTGATTTGAGTCGCAAGATTTAAATTCCTAACAATATCCCTCAGAGCAAGCCTATATCCAGTACCTACAAATGGATTGTCTGGATCAGGATTGATTACAAAGTGCACGATTTCGCTTGGGTTGTAGTCAATGTCACGATAGTTCACAACATAACCAACATCGTCACTCTTGAATGATACTTCACTCATAGAGAATGGTCTCAGGTTCAAAATGTAATCATTCACAGGATCATATTCGACATGAAGAACCGAATTCCCGTCACCAAATAGCAACAGGTCACGCACAATCTTGAAAATCCAAGTCTTGCGAGTCATGTTTTCGCATGGATTTACATCAATCTTGCGAGCCAGTCCGTCTTTTATTCGGATATCGCCTTTATCAGTATTCTCCATCAAGTGAATAGTCATGTTTGACACCATGTCAGCAATCTTGTTGACCGCAGCAATCACATCAGGATTGCGGGCCAAAGGCACATAGCTATCACCGTCAATATAAAGCCCAAAATCTGAATGAGTGATAACATTCGTTCCACCTCGACTCTTACCACGTTTCAAAAACCTATCTAAAAGCCCCATCTTTACTCACCTCCTTTCTATTGACAATTATCTCTTTCTCAGTCTGTCCAACTCTACAATGTTCTGGATTAACTTTAGGATCTAATATTGATAGCTCTAGCTGGAAAGGCTTATCCAGTGGTAAAAAAATATCTTTCATATCCCACCTAATCAAAGAAGCTCATGACATTCTGATTCTTACCAAGATTAGCAAGAGCCTGAATGCAAGCAAAAACGCTGGCATCGAACAAGTCAATTCTTGCAGTACCACCGTCACCGTCTAATTTCTCATATTGCACAGCATCGTCCACCTTTTCAATTGCTCTAACGTTGCTCACACAGTATTCGTAAGCGTCAGAATGAAGATAATAAAACTCTTTATTCTTAACTTTGAACTCAATCCGTCTGAACCCCTCTGATTTCAGATAAAAAAGCTGTGGTTGGTCAATCATCTTTAAC